CCCGGTCCTATGGTGCTCGAATGCACTCCACTACTTGTTATATTCAGTCCCCATTACAGGGCCGAATATGATTTGATGAACTCAATACTCTTCGGGACATCGGGTGGATAACCGATGTGAAGTACGTTTAAAAGTCAGGACATCTTGGAAGACCTACCAAGGTCAAACTCCAGATGCTATGACGGATGACCTACTATTACATAAATCACCCCGAGTCCGTGGGCCAGTCCTTACGAGGTCTGGTCTTAGACAGAGCCATCGAACACTAGTAGCGATCCGTTTGCGACGCTTTCTAGGAAACAAGGAAAGGGTCAAATCAAACGAATTGACCCCCCCTCTTCTAATCGACGACTGTCATAGTCATCTAATTTGAAGGGCGTGAAGGAGTTTGCTTCGACAGGCCAACCCGTCGTCGGATAGCCGTCCACGTTCTAAAGACCTCCATTGTATTAACAATAGGAGGGTCTGGTCGAACAAGACCCTGAGCCATATAAGATGGCCGGGATAACTCGCAAATCCTATCCATTACCGCAGAAACCTGCGAGAAAATGGCAGAGGATTGATGAGTTATGAACTTAATATCCAATTTCTGAAGATGTTTAAGCGCAGCTTCCATCTTCTCGAAGCTCTCCGTTAATCGGACGACCTCAGAATTCACTTTAGAATCTAGAAGACGTGCAGCAATATCTGTTGGATTTCTCCAAAAGAGATCTTGCTGTACATCTTCAAGTTTCGAAATTAAGGGCAACACCATTTCATTTAGAAGTGATGTGGCCCAGGGTGTAAACTGAGACATCTTATCAAGACCCTCAACAGGAAGAGTAGGCCCCGTTTGTAGGAGCCACTCTAACCATGAGGATCGAGCAAAGGAAACTCGAGAAAGGGGATGGGTAAAGAGGACAGCTAGAACTTGGAGACGCCGTGGGATATTCTTCCACGCGGCACCAAAAGAACTAGAAGCCTTATACCCTGCTCCTAACGCTATCGAGACGTTTGCAAAAGTCTGAGGAACGACTACAGTAATTCTTTGCACGAGGGCTAACGCCACTCCGGCAGAGGATGCTGCAGCGTTCCACAGATTCATTGGAACTCCGGAAACATCTACTCCTCGAAAGAAGAGACGTTTCGCGAATTCACAAGTCCGGTTAACGGCAATTAAGCTTTTAGCCAGACCAATGTTTAATCCAATGATTCGACAAACGGCGCGATATCTTTGAGCAACTTTGTCGTTAGCAATAACGACATCATCGCCTAAGATTGCGTAGTCAGAGAACCACGTTCTCATCCCAAGAGAAAACCAACAGAACTGAACAAGTGCATGATGCGTCAAAGCCAGTATGGCCCAAGACGAATACGCACCTATTGGTTGACCAACGGCATACTTAATCCACTCAGGATCAGTTTTCTTTGGACGAACTTGGCAGAAATATGGACGACCAACCAATAGGTCAGCCCATAGAGTTGCAAATTCTCTATCGAAAATGACTCCTAGCAGTGACTCTTGGAGGGACAGGGCCAATCGATCCGTTGCAGCAGTTAGATCAAAGGAATAAATCTTTTGATCCACTGACACTCGATCAAGAAGCTCCCGTAATGGGCGAATCTGATCGAATGTACCGTCTTGTGGGATTCGTTTAAGAATCGAACACAGAAGGTCATGTAATGGTCGTAAGGTCGCTTGAGTCCAATAATCAACAATCGCGAAAACCCGGTGTTTACCCGCAGCTTCGACTTTCACCGAAAGTCGACCAGAGCAATTATGCCCTTGGAAAGATGCAGAGTAATCTTGGGAATTCCGAGTTGTACTAGCAGTGGCACGAAGGATCTCCCAGAAGGTGTTCGTGCGATCAGCCTGGCCAATCTTAACCAAATACTGGTAGAGACTCGAACCCCATCCGTTGACCCAGAATCTCGCTGAAGAGATTCGGGCACCGAATGAAGAACGAGCGCCACTAGCAGATGAATCAGATGAAGCCGAGGTGTTGGCATACACTTCCGGAGCTTTCAATAACTTGAATCCGACACCAAGAAGTTTATCTTCAAAGAAGATTTCTAATTGGGAAACGAACCAAGGAAGGAAAGCTAGGAACTGTGTCCAAAATCGTCGTGGGATCTCAACTCCAGGTTGGGTAATAGTTGAATAATCAACTGTACCTTTGGCCGGCAAGATTCGGTATATACCGAATAGAGTCAACCAAAGACGAATCGTAGGTTGGTGCCCCTGGCGAATCCGCTGTCTAGCGACAGCGGGAATCACCCGAGGTAGACCATCCCGCGATCGAGCAACCGCAACTTTCCCGATTTCTCGGGGGTTGTGATGTAGTTGAGAACCTGGAAGTGATTGCATGAGCATCACATGGCAAACTTTGAGGTATTTTACTACCCCATTGTTACCATTCTTCCGTGCTAAATACTGAAGGGTTTTCATGAAATGTGAAACTTGAATAACAGTACTTCTATTGAGTGCACCCATACAAATTCGGGCTAATCGTAAGACTAAGCCAAAATTCGTATGCCAAACCGTTAAGTTTGGTCGCCATGAAGTCACTTGAACACTAACACGCCCTATCGAAGAAATTCGTAAGGAGTTAAATAGTGATCTCATGATGATTTCAATTCAGTTTCCTCCCTTTCAGGAGGGCTGCAGGCGCCCCTAAGCAAGGGGCAGGTGTAAACCGTAAGGTAATCAACAGACTACAATTTCAAGACTTCTGAGCCCCCTCAAGGGTCCTAAAGAAGAACCCCATCAGTAGATAGTATCCATGGTGGATATTATCGTTTTCCCAGACAGTCTAAGAAACTGCCTCTATTGATGCCTTAGGAGGCATCTCTCAGAGATTACGCATTGGCGACAAATGACATATTGTCGGATAACCAAAAGTAATGTTACATTCAGACCCAAGGTCTAGGCCTTGGCTCCCTTTCGGGGAGAGTGTCAACCACACTGAGGTGTCCCTTATGATAATTTGGGGCTTACTTCCGGTACATCGTGCCGGGTGTCAGACATCAAGCCGCTGCGGTTCTCTGTAGTGAGAATTCTCCTACTGTACCAATGGGGTCTTCAACGAAGGAAGGTGCAAAAGTCAAGGTGAATCAGGTCCTTGTATAGAAGCCTGAAACGGCTCTTCGAATGCCGGGCAAGTTGAGCCCACTTCCAAAGGAAGTCTAAGTGGATTTCCCTAGGATGAGAGGTTACCAGCC